TTTTGATTCAGCTACAAGTAATTGTCGTATTAATGTTTTACTTGGTTCATTCATTAAAGAAAATTCCATTTTATCAATTGGTACTTGGTCTGGAGTTAACAACACATCTGGATTTTGTTTTCTACACTTATCAGCATTTTTATGCGTGGTATCATAGTAAGTATACCATATATGATGACCTACAACACTATAAGTACCATTATCATTAATACTATAACCACCAAAAGTAACCGTTGAACCTGGTGTTGATAATACGTGTATAATTCTAGTTTCGTTTGGACCAGCTGTTACTTTATAAACCAAGTCTGATTTAAAAAGATTTTGTTTCATTTTAAGGTCGCTTGCAATCAACATGGTATCATAAGCTGGAAACATAAAACTACCACCATACCCACCAACAGTACCACCAAAAGAGTTAAACCCACCACCCATTTGCAAAGCTCCTCCGTATAAACCACCACCTAAAGCACCCATACCACCCATAATAGCTGATTCAGTTGTTTGTGGTGTTATTAACATGACCTTATTGATTTCCCTACCTGCTGGTACTACATAACTTTGTTTTCCAGCTTCGATTGTAATATAATCTTTTTTCAACTCCCATTTACCCCTTTGTTGCAAACCAACCTCTTTCGAAAACCAATAAGAATAATCGTTTGCGTAATCCATGGTTCTAGCCATAAACGCAAATGTCATATCTGTTGTTGTTATGTTTTTACCATATAATGATGACCATTGACTTTCTATCAAAAAGTTCTGTATCTTCTCACTATAATCTTCAACACACATACCCAATAATGTGTATAATTGGTCATCATCCAATTGTATTTTACGAACTGGTGCGCCTAATTTAACTCTAACTTTATTGAATAACGATTTGGTTTCTGAATCTAATGTTGACATAATTTTGTTGTGAAATATAATTATTTACCTCAACATATAAATACCAAAAAAATTAAAAACAAATGTATTTTTTGAAAAAAATAAACTAATTCACAAATCCACATATTTATTGTTGAACAAAAAATGTAAAATGTTATCTCAACAAGAAATTATAGCTGAATATCATAAGTGTTTAAAGGATAAAAGTAGAATCTATATGATTGAAAATTATCTTACGACTTATGATGCAACAAAAAACGATACTGTTCCGTACAGACTATTCCCAAAGCAAAAAGAATATTTGGTCAATCTAAGTGAGAATGTTAATAACATAACCACAAAACCAAGACAGGCTGGTATAACAACAACAACTTGTGCGTTCTTTGCTTGTGAAATGGCTTTAGCTGACCCACAACGTCCAGAAAACATATTATTAATTGCCAATAGTTTGGAAATGTCAAAAGAAAATCTTATCAAGATAAAAGATTTTTTAGAACAATTACCAAGATGGTTTTGGGGTAGTGAATATTTTGGTACTGAAGAAAAAGAGAAAAAAACAATTTTTAAAAAAGCAAATGAAAAATACTTAATACTTTACCAAAACAGTAAAGTGTATGCTCGTTCTGCTGGTCCAGATGCTTCTCGTGGGGTTAGTTCTATTTCAAGATTATTGTTTGATGAGGCGGCATTTATCGAAACACCAGGTACTATTACATCAGCGATAAGTACAACAGCAGCTTCGGCAAAAAACGTGATATTTGTTAGTACGCCAAATGGTTCTGATTTAATTTATTATCCAACATATACAAAGGCTAAAAAGGGTGAAAATAATTATAAATTAACTGAATTTAGGTGGTATCAAGACCCAAGGTATAATAAACACTTAACTTGGAAAAAACTAGATAAATCGACTGGTGATGTTGATATTATAAAAGAAGAGGTTATTGATGAATATGGTAGTGTTGAATATGATGACGAAAAATGGTCTAAACTTTTAAGTGAAGGGTATTTACCATCTTCAATATGGTATGATGACATGTGTAGTCGTTACAACCACGATAAGAAAAAAATTGCACAAGAATTAGATGTATCATTTTTGGGTTCTGCTGGTACTGTTGTTGATATTGAAATAATAAGATTCCACGAAACTGCAAATGTTTGTGAACCTTTATATACTGATACATATTATCAAGGGTCTTGGATTTATAAAGAACCAATTGAAGGACATAAGTACATTCTTTGTAGTGACGTTGCAACTGGTTCTGGTGATGATAGTTCTGTGGTTACCGTTATTGATACTGATGCAGTGGATGAGAATAACGTACCATTTTTTGAACAAGTTTTTGAATACCAAGGTAAAATACAAGGGGATATTTTAGCTGAAATTATTAATAAGTATGGTAGGTATTATGGTAATGCCCTAGCGGTTGTTGATTGTATTGGGTCTAGTGGTGACTTAACTGTGAATAAACTACAAAACATAGGTTACCCAATGATTTATGCGGATGACCCAAATATGAAAAATATTACGTCACAAACAAATTATAAAACAGTTGATAATGATAAAAAGGCTTTAGGTTTTAGAATGTCTAGTGTTAGACACCAAATGTTAAGTAATTTGGAAAAATGTTTGAGGTTTAATGAATATAGACCAAGGTCAAAAAGATTTACTGCCGAACTTAATACTTGGATTTGGAAAAATGGGCGTGAAGACCACCAAAAAGGATTCCACGATGATACTATCACGGCTGTTGCTATGGGTCTATTTGTTTTACAATTTTGTTATTCAAAACTTTCAAATGTAAAAGAAAAAAATAAAGCAATTTTAAATGGAATGGTTTCTGTACAAAATATGCTTTCAAATAGAAGTATTCAAAACAATAATGAAATTGAAACTGAAAAAATTAAAAAAATACCTTTACCATTCTATACAAGTGGAATGAACAACACAAGTAGTAGTTCAAAGAATAATGGTCTTGCAATAACCAATCCTTTGCACATGGGATATTTTAGGTAAACTGTTTAGTTTCAAGAATAAATAACTATATTAATATATTATATAAACAAATGGCAAAAAAAACACCCTTTGAAAAATTAGGTCAAGTTTTTCTGTATGGTAATAAAAATATCGAACAGGCGACTAAAATAAACAAATACACGCTTAATAGTGATGATGTTATTTTTAAAACAAAAGACCCACAAGAATTTGACTTAAAGAAAAGACAAATAGCACAATCTAATTATTTGGCTAATCAATGGTACGGTTCAAATAAGAATATGACCAAATCAACTGGTATGGTTTCAAATAACGTTAAGTTGATGTATAGGGATTGTGATTTAATGGATGGTTTTCCAGAAATTGGTACTGCGTTAGATATTTTTGCTGAGGAGTCTTGCACAACCTCAATGAAAGGTCATATTCTAAACATATCATCAACTTCACAAAGAATAAAAACAATACTTGAAGATTTATTCATCAATAGGTTGGATGCGCACATAACAATACCAATGTGGATTAGAGCTATGTGTAAATATGGCAACTGTTTTGTGATGTTAAATATAACAGACCAACAAGGTATTATTGGGGGTAGAATGTTGCCAGTTTATGAGGTTGATAGAATTGAACCTGGATATAACACCAATACGGGAATAGCCAACAACAAAAATGAAACCGAATTTATGTGGATTAATGGTGAAAATGGTATGCCGTTAAAAAATTGGCAAGTTGCACATTTTAGATTATTAACCGATTCTTTATACCTACCTTATGGTGTTAGTATACTACACAAGGCTCGCAGACACTGGCGCATCCTATCAATGATGGAAGACATGATGTTGATATATAGGTTAGAAAGAAGTATTGAAAGACGTGTTTTTAAAGTATTTGTTGGTAATATTGATGACCCAGATATACCAGCTTATATGAACGAAATAGCAAATTCTTTCAAAAGAACACCTATTTTTGACCCACAAACTGGACAATTAGATTTAAGAAAAAACCAATTGGATGCTACACAAGATTTCTTTATCCCAGTAAGAGATGCAAGTGCGCCATCACCAATCGAAGTTTTAGATGGTGCATCAAATTTAGATAAAATTGAAGATTTAAAATATATACAAAACAAAATTTTAACTGCTTTAAGAATACCAAAAGCATTTCTTAATTTTGAAGAAGCCGCTGGTGGTGGTAAAAATTTAGCTTTAGCTGATATTAGATTTACCAGAACAGTAAATAGAATACAACAAGCAATTATAATGGAACTGAATAAAATCGCCATTATTCATTTATACCTAAATGGTTTTGAAGATGAAATAAACAACTTCAAAATAACCATGAACTCACCATCAACACAATCAGAGATTTTAAAATTAGAAGAATTATCAAAGAAAGTTAGTTTGGTTACAGATGCGGTAAGAGATATTGGTAATGGGTTACAAATAATGTCTTTAACCAAAGCACAAAGAGAAATTATGGGTTGGAGTGATGATGAGATTACTCAAAACATGATGGAAATAAGAATGGAAAAAGCACTTGCTTCTGAACTTTCTAAAACCGAACAAATAATACAAAGAACTGGGTTCTTCGATAAGATTGATAAACTATACGGAAACCCAAATGCTGAGTATGTAAGTGAGTTTGACACAACAAACACTGGTGATAGTGGTGGTGGGTCTGTTGGTGGTTCTGATAGCTTTGGTGATTCATTCTCAAATCCAGAAGTTAGTTCGGAAACCAATTTTGAAGGTGGTCAACCAGAAGAATTTGAAGAAACAACCACACCAATGGAAGGTATTAAAAAGAAAATTGATAAATTATTGGTTGAAAAAAAACAAGAACAAATTAAAAAATTCAACGAAATAAAAGAAAGTTCTTTTGAAAAATACATCAACCATTTATCAAAAAACAAAAAAGATGAAGATAGTTTTGAAAACACGCCAATTTATGACCAATCATTTAGATTAAATGAAGAAATAATGGGTATAACGGAAAAATTATTGAAAAAATAATGTCAATAATAGTAAGAATAGAGAAAGCTACAATATTTTGTGGCTTTTTTTATGTATTTTTGTTCAAAACATTTGGTAATTAGAAAAAAAAGTGTTATGTTTGCAAAGTCAAATGAATATTATTAATCTTTAAAACAAAAAACAAATTATGGGAACAATACAAATCGAATGTCCAGAAGGAAAGAAAATTGTTAAAACTATAACTGACAATAGTGTTATAATCACTTTTGAGGATATTAACCCAAACGAAGTTATAGATAATAAAATAAAAGAACTTGAAAAACAAATTGAAGAATTAAAAGGTCAAATACAATTAACTCCAGCTGAGAAGTTTGTTATTGATAA